CCACCTCGCCCAACTACAACTGTATAGGTTTTACCTGGCTCTACTTGAATATCATTTTTCCAACCTAAACCACCGCCACCAGGAGGTGTAGTATAGGTGTAGTTTGCACTACCAGCACCACCGCCAATACAAACTACAGATACTTTGGTAACGCCAGGAGGGCAAGTCCAAGCATATGTACCGCTACCAAAACCATAAAAAGCCTGGCCTGACGGTGCTTCTGCTTCTGCTGCTGCAACTTTTGGCGGGAAATAAAGATTTCCTTTACCATCAGTGGAAAGAGGTTGACCAGGAGCACCATCCTGTAACGGAAGTGTAAACTGAGCACCTTCTCGTCTTTGTAATTGATCTGTTACAATTTTTGTCATAAATTATCCTAATAAGATAAAATGAGTGGGGTACGAATACCCCACTCCGTTATTAGATAGACAAAACTGGAAAGACAATATCATTTGGATAGTCTTTTTGTTTTGTGATATTATCTAAGGCTAGTCTATACTCTGAAATAGACTTCTTCTTGTCCTCAGAATACGTATCCCATAGTTCGGGACTAGTAAGTTCTTTTAATTGTGCTTTTAGCTGATCTACTTTACGTACAGCAGTTCTCGTCAAACGAATATTTTCATATTCTTTGTGAAACTGCTCTAGCTCTACGTCAGTTAATTCTACAATTTTACCATTAACTAGTTTAAGCTTAGTATGCTCTTTAAAACCAGAAGGAATTTCGTAAAATTCCTCCTTGGTTTGTTCACTATCATCTTCTGGTAAAGTATTTTGAGCTTGAATTAGTCTGCCTGTTTCATCAAACTTTGCAAACATTATCTATCTCCGTATTGTGTAGCACACTGTGTATAGTAAGCTGCGGGAGACACGCTATTAGTAGCATTACCTGCATTACGGTTAGTACGTAAGGTTTCTAACATACGTAAGTCACAAATTAAACTACCATCAATTACTGTATCTAAGTTGTAGTAGTAATGTGAATCTCTAAACTGATAAGTTGTTTGATACTGGTGTGATGTAGCCAGTAACAATAGTACTGTGGTATTTGCTGGTATAGTAATTGAAGCAGTACCTGCTACGTTAGTAGTGCTAGATGTGTATGTATAAGGCTGTGTCCAAGTACCGCCGATAACAGAACTATAAGGTACACTGTTAGTGGGTGTATACAATGCTAGTGCTGCTCCACCATAACTACTATAATCGCTGCTATGATAGAAAACAAAGTTTCTTGTAATAGCGGAACCAGTAGTGTTACGAACTGGCAACAACGACATTGTAATACCAGTATAATCATCGGTAGTGTTAGAGTCATAATACTGTACGTTACGCATATGACCTAAACGCTTGTTATTTGCATAATAACACTGGCGATAAATATCACCGTTACGGTTATATACAAACAAACGCTCACTACCACCTGTTGGAGCTCCGTCGCCCATACACATATTAAAAGCCATGCTAGTACTGTTAGTATCACTAGTAACATTACCTACTTGGAAAGCTCTGTAAAGCTGACCACCAGGACCATCACTGGTCCAAGATGATCCACTATAGGTATTGCCCTGTGAACTGCTTGACACAATCATACCGATTGTGTTGCCTTCTACAGGAATTGGTCGGAAACTACCAATGGTTAAGTTACCGTTGGCGTCACTGATTAGTCCGCCAGCTGCGGCTGTTGTAGGTAGCGTGAATGTTGAACCACCTGGTTTTTGAATTTGATCTACTATAAGTTTACCCATTTTAGGCTCCTAAAATTTAAAAGAGATATGTGCGAGGAATATCAACGATATTTACAGTAGAACTTCCTTCTACTATAACGGTAGCCCAGTCCGGGATACTGTACTGCTGTCTGGTAGAAATAAAACTACCGTTTAAGATTGTGTCCACAAGAGGACTTCTGTCAAGTTTTTGTAAATTTTCAGTATCTGGTGCATCTAATACTATTAGAATTCCGTCTACTTGATAATTTTGTGTAATAACTTTGTTGGTTGGTAACACGGCTGCTTTGTCTACATCAATTATTACATTGGTGTTGGTAGCAGGAGTTAGTAAGTTGTATATATCGGCCGCTTGAACTAAGGTATCTACGAAAGTTTTAACAGCATACTCTGTTGGAACCGCAGTATTTGAATTGCCTGCCATTGTACCGTCACTAGAGAACTCGTTAATAGTCTCACCTAACTGCGCACCAATAGAACCCAACTTCAAGCTAGTCAAACCACTTAAGTCGAATGCGTTAGCATTCAATGTAGCACGACCAGTTGCTTGATCAATTCGGAAATATTCACCTACACGGAAGTTACCATCTTGGTCAGTACTTACATAGAATACACGACCTGGGAAGACTTCGTTTGTTTCATTACCTTGTGCGGCAGCTTGTAGCGGCTCTCCAGGATAATTTGTAGTTACTACACCACCTGTACCAATTGACAAGAAGTCGTGGCCAGTTAAACGAATCTGTGAATACTTACTACGTAGTGTGATGCCAGTACCACTTACGCTACCCATTGGTTTTTCTTGTGCTAAAATAACAGAAACTATAGAACTACTATTTACATAGGTTCCTGATACACTTTGTACAACGTACGCATATGTATCGCCTGCAATTTGAATACTCTGACCAGGTTTAGGTGCTGCTGTTAATCCTGTTAACACTAGTACAAAACCTTTTTGGTTTTCTAGCGCACCTGCACTTACAGTACCTACTCCGCCATTTTGGAAAGAGATAGTGTGTCCTAGTGCAAAAGTACCTGTTGTATTTCGTACATATAGTTTATTTGCACTATATTGTACGTTTGTTACTACGCCAGTTGCACCGTTACTTGTTACAAAAGTATCGCCTTCATTAATTACACCACCCTGATAAACAAAGTTTAGCTGTTGCCCAATCAATGTTCCAGTTACTGCTGTTTCTGAGGTTCCGAACCCTTGAGCTACTGCCCCCCATGTACCATAGCTATTGTTACCGTTTAGTGCACGAATAAAACCGCCACCAGTACCTATGTAACCAAAGTAACAGTAATAAGTAAAACAGCTTACAATTTCTGACTTACCTTCGTCTTTAACCCAATAACCAACACCGTTATCATTGATAATGGTATAGCCATGGAAGATCATTGTTTTAGCACCAGTACTATGTACAGTACCATCAATTAAAGCAGCAATAGCGCCTGAACCGATAAATGAACACTCTAAAACGTAAGGAGATTTAGTAGTAATAGGCGATGCTGGGTTAAATCCAACAACAACACCCTTAACTGTAGAAGTTGTAATATCACTAGGAGTTGTGCCAGGTACCCAACCAGTCATACCTTTAAAGGTCATTTTGTTTAATATTGAGCCGTTGCTCATCTTAAACATTGTAGACTGACTATTTGGAGTTATACCGTCATCACTTAGACCGGCTTTGGCGTGAACGTTAACAGTACGTTGATTATCTCCAACAATAGCCACGTTTGGTGGAACTATGATTGGCAGTTGTTCATTGTATGTACCTGTTTTAACAAAGATTGTAGAACCTTCTTCAGCACGTTGACAAGCATACTTAATAGTTGCAAACGGAGTAGATATATTACTACCACTTGTTACTTGGTCAACACCGTGTGGTGCAACATAGTAAACTTTTGAAGATTCTGTAGCTCCAAGCCAAGCAAGGGCATTACCACTAGCCGATACACTTAAACTTCTACCAACTTTATCATCCCCTGCATCAAGCGGCGCTGAATTGTAGTCATTGTTTAAGAGATCGTAGTATAAAACATCACCTAAGTTAGTACCTGGTATATTCTGCACTTCACCAGAATTGTTTATAACAGATACACCTAAGAACTTATAGTTCTGGAAAGGTAAGCCATATGTTTTGAACTCTTCTAGCTCTTTTTTAGCATACTGGAAAGCTTCGCGTACAGTATCAAACAAATATGCACTAGGTAGTTTAACAACACGATCAACGCTAGATACTGCGGCAAAATAGGTATTTGTGAATTTACCAGCAGGGATATTGTTTAAATCGTATCCTGTACCAACATTTACATATCCATTATATTGTGGAACCGGTGTAAGTGTTGTAGTAGCAGCAAATCCTGTAGCACCACCAGTATCGGTTGCAATAATATTTGCATAACTATAGTGACGACCACCGTTAGTAACTGTAACTCCTAAAATACCGCTTGGTGTAGCTGCAACTGTGAAACTAGCCCCAATACCTTGTGCTGTACTATTAACCTGTACGGTTGCATAAGTATAGTTAGTACCTGGATTTGTTAGGGTAATGCTTTCAATTGTATTACCATCAGCGCGTGTAACAGTAGCTGCACCACCCGTACTGTACTGATTACCAGTAATTTGTACTGTTGGATTACTTGTGTAGTTTTTACCGCGATTCGTAACTGTAATACCCGCAATTGGATATCCACTTAAAATAGGGTTAGCTGTAGCGCCTGTACCTCCACCACCACTAATTGTAATAGTAGCAAAAGTATAACCATGACCTGGATTAGTAATACTAATATCAGTAACACCGCCGGCTGTAATTGTTGCTGTAGCAGTTGCTTCGTGACCATCACCATTAATTGTTACAGTAGGGGCGCTCGTATATCCGCTACCAACATTGGTAATTTCATAACTTTGAATAAAGTTTTTAAGAGTGTGTGCAGTTGCTGTTGCACCTGTTCCATTACCAGTAATACTTACTGTTGCATATGTGTATCCACTACCACCACTTACCAAGTCAATATCAGTAATAGCACCTGCAACAATTGTTACTGTTGCTTGTGCACCAGTACCGTCTCCATTGATTGTTGCTGTTGCAGAGGTATAACCACTGCCAAGTGTATCCATGTGCACTTTAGCAACTGCGGTACCAAGATTTAAAGTAACGGCTAGTGTAGCTCCTGTACCACCACCACCTACTACTGTTGCAGTTGGTGCTGTAGTATAACGACTACCAGCATTTGTAATTGCTGCACTAGCAATGTTTTTTCCTGGTGGAACAACTATTGAAGCAGTACCTCCAGTACCATCACCAAGCAATGTAACTGTTGAGTCGTTGGAATAATTATATCCGCCGTTATTAAAAGCAATAGACTGTAATGGAGCACCTGCCAATATTGGGGTAACTGTAGCACCTTCGCCATCGCCTTGAACAGTTAGATTAGTGGATAAACCACTGTAGCCGCTACCTTGTGCAGTAACTGTAACACCACCTAAAACACCAAGCTTATAGCTTAATAAGTTATCGTTGTTATCAGCAAGCTTCCAGTCATTACCGTCACGTACTAAGAACTTGTTTGCTGTCTTTACAGGACTAGCGATTACTAAGTCTGCATCACGTAATTCACCGGCTTTTGTATTTGTGTAAGTACCAGTATTTACTGAGCCAGGAGTAACTCCATGACCGCTTACTAACTTAATACCTTCTGTGCGCTTGATGTATGCAAGTGAAGCACCATCAATAGAAATACCATGACGCTGATCTTCAACAGAAATTACACGATTATTGCGGCTAGTTCCACGAATGGCAGCAACGTTGGCTTTTGTAGTTAATGTTTCGTCGTTGCGTGTAGTACCGTTTGTTAGCGAACCACCGCTAAAGTAGAAGTAGTTATAACCATTAATACTTGATAATGTGCTAGATACTAGGGCTGTTTTTTCGTAACGTACGCCACCAATCCAATACACAAACTTTGTTTGTCCTGCAACAGGACAAACTACTAAAGTTTTTGCAATTGCCGCAGTTTCGTAGGCTGTGCCAGTAGCAAACTTACTATCTTCACGAACAGTTACATCACCGTTCTTGTCAATAGAGTAAACACGAGTACCATTATCACTGAATTCTACAACACCGCGAGTATCAACGTGCTGATTATCAAAACCAGTAGGATCAACGGTTGTATTTGTAACTGTAGAACCACTTAATACGTCTAGTACACCGTCAATAACTGCATTGTTATTAATGTTAGTTGTACCAGTTGCAGCACCGATTTGAACATCAGTTGCAGCACCAGCAATATTAACTGTGGTAGCTGTTGTATTAACAACATTAAAAGTTGTTTGGTTAGTAGTAAGGTCACCGCCTTTTACCTGTACATCACCGTCAACAACTAAATTGTTGTTAACATTAGTTGTACCAGTTGCAGCACCGATCTCAACGTTTGTTGCTGCACCAGCAATATTTACTGTTGTAGCTGTTGTATTTGCTATATTAAATGTTGTGCTAGTAACGGTTAAGTCACCGCCGTCAATGTTTAGGTCATTGTCAACATCTAAGGTACCACTTACGCGGGTATTACCAAGTGTAGAAGTACCGTCAGTTGTAAGTGTTGTGCCATTTGTAAGATTTAAGCTACCACCACTGATATTAATTGTTGCACCGTTTTGAGCAGTATAGCTTGCATTAACGCCGCTAGCAACCAAAGGACCACTAATTGTTCCGCCTGCTGCTGCATTAATAAACTGATCTACGTAAGATTTTGTAGCTGCGTGTAGTGGATCTGTAGGAGCTGCATACAAGGTAAGCATACCAAGCATCGCATCGCCGTCTTTAGACAAGAATCCTTCTGCACCAGTAGCAAAGCTACTCCAGTTTGCGTTTGTTCCACCTGCTGGGTTACTGCCACCAAAACTATCTACGTTTGCAATAAAGCTAGAAGCTCCTGCTTTTACAACGTCGTCTTTGTAGTATTGAGTAGTGCTATTCCAAGCACCCATCCAACGAATACCACTATTGAACTTCTGCCATTTGTTAGCAGCTAAGTCAGTAGCGAATACTGTAGAAGCATGTGGTAAGATGGAAATGTAAGTATTACCACCGTAAGTAACTACTTCGTCAGTTGCATACTGTGTGGTAGTAGACCAAGGTCCGCTAACTTTAAAGCCAGCAACAATCTTATCCCAAGTAGCTGTAACTGTAGGATTAACGTTTTGGTTATCTGATTTTGCGCGGTATAGTGAACCACCGTAACCAATAACTTCATTGATTTTATATTCTGTAGCACTAGACCAAGCACCTTGATAGGAGAATCCTGAACTATATATTTGCCACTTTGTAGCATCAGTAGGTAAGTTGCCAGTTGTTACACCTAGTGCAATGTATACATTACCACCATAGCTAACAATATCGCCTTGAAAATATCCAGTAGCGTTAACATAGTTACCTTTGTAACTGTTACCTGCTGTTAATAGTTCCCAGTTAGAAGAAACTGTAGGAAGCGTATTAGACTGTGTTAATTTTGAACGGTAGATGTTGTTACCATAAACAACAATATCGTTTACATAATATTCGGTTACAGCACTGAAGTTACCAGTAAACTTAATACCGCCTACATACAGTTCCCAATAACCAGTGTTGCTTGGTGCATTGTTAGTAGTTTCAACTTTAGCACGATAGATGTTAGCACCATATGCAACCAAGTCATTTGGTTTGTATGCAGTAGCTTCGTTGTAAATACCGTTAGGGCTAACACCCTCTACAAATTTATCCCAGTATGTGGTATTTGTAGGTAAGTTGTTTGTTCCATCTTGTTTTGCAACAAAGATTGATCCACCGTATTTAACAACATCGTTCTTTTGATAAGAAACTGTAGCAGAATACACACCTTCGTACTGAATACCGTCTAAGAATCTAGACCAGTAAGTTGCATTAGGAGGAGTAATATTTACAGAGTCTTTAACAGCAACGTATACAACACCACCGTGTGCAACACCGTCACCAATTTTGTAGTTACCACTTGTGCTAAATACGCCGGTAAAGTTAAAACCCTCTACCATCAAAGCCCAATAAGCAGTATCTGTTGGCAGTACGCCAGCTGTTTTTAACGCAAATGTATAAACATATACATTTCCGCCGTACTTAACGATATCGTTAGATTCGTATGTAGTACTGGCGCTCCACTGACCAGCAAAGTGGAAGCGTAATTTTCCTAGATCAATTAGTTGACTCATATTATATTAGCCTCATAAGTAAGTGTCCTTTGTTACCCCATTCGAACTGAATAGTATCTTTTGACCATACCCATTGTTTATAGTCATACTTATCAATTACGTCAGTTTCTGGTAGTGAAACAGGAGTGTCTCCGTCTAAAATTTCGATATTTAAATTGCCTGTGTCAGGGTCTAGACGAAACCCGTAGAACACTTTATCAACTAAATCTGTACCTGTATAGAATCCACTCATTATGAGACTCCTTGTAAAATCGAAAAGACTACATCAATGCTGGTAGTTACCATGGCAGAGACGATTAACTTGTCCCCTGGTAAAAGCACTAATTTATTGCCCTTCATCAACTCGAAAGGTTCGCCTGCTTCTATACGTTTGTTTTTATGCACATAGGTATCTGTAGAACCTCTGCGCGTTTTAATTGTAAAAGGCACAGTAGTACTTAGTAAGTTACTAACACTACAACCTATTACGATTGCCTTTTCTGGGGCTGTGTATACTTCTACTTCTGTAGTACCTACACCGTTTGCTATTGCATTTGTAAATGTTGTTGCCATATTTTACCCCAATGCAATTGCCATTACGATAGCTTTTTCGTTAGCTATCTGCTCAATTAAGGCATCTTGTCCACCGCCTGCGCTAAAACTGCTAACAGTACCATCGTGTTTTTTATAATACATGGTACCGTCATAGTCGTTTATTGCTACTTCACCGAATTCTAAATCTTCGGGCTGTGGGATTCTGCCAGGAATTGAGCTACGTTTAAATTTAATTACTGCAGCCATTTAGCACCTTTAATAAGTGCCGCCGTCAACTTGTACAATACTAGCTAATCCGGCAGTTACTGAGAACTGTGAAGAATCAAACTTAGCTAAACCTTTGATTAAGTTAGTGGCTGTTGGGATTACAGTTTGCAAGATGTTGGTAATCAAACCCTTGGCATTAACCGTGATTGTTGGCACAGTTACTTCATCACCGAAAACACCTACTGTGGCATTAACTGTGGCCAGTGTAATTGCTGCCGAAACTGCTGCACTACCGTCTACACTTAATAGTGTAGCTATTGCATCACCAGTTAAGCTCAAGTTACGTGCTGTTGCCCACTTGGTAGCTGTAGCTGCATTACCAACTAATTCTGCATAGACATTGGTTACTTCCAAGTCTTTGTTTAGTTGCCAACGATCTGTGCCGCTAGTATACAAGATAGTTGCTGGTACTGCTGGGCCACGAATGGTTATACCACCGCCGTCTGCCATTGCTGCCGACGTAGCATCTTTGGCTAACTCGATGTTTTTATCGCCAATAGATACTGTTGTAGAGTTAACTGAAGTTACAGTTCCTAAAACAGTTAGGTTACCTGTGATGGACGCGTTACCATCAATGTTGATGTTGGCAGCAGTAATATCGTTGCTGTACAGCGTACCGTTGATTGTAGCGTCATTGAACACAACGTTTGATGTTGGATTAACTGCTTGACCAAGGTTAATTGTTACTGTGTTGTCGGTAACCGCTGTGGTAACACCGACTCCGCCTACAATGCTAAGGGTATCCGTTAACAGGCTAATTGTATCGGTTCCGGTATTACCGGCTACGCCTAGGTTAGTTGCAACACTAACAGTTCCAGCGGCTGTTAAGCGACCTTTTGAATCAACTGTGAATGTTGGAATATCTGTTGCTGAACCATAGCTGCCTGCGGTTACTGCGGTATTTGCTAGCGTAATTGCTGCGTTTACATTTTGTGACCCGTCTACGCCGGTTAGTTGTGCAGTTGCGTCACCGGTTAGGCTTAGGGTACGTGCATTCAACCATTTAGTTGTAGTAGCTGCGTTACCAATTAAGTCTGCGGTAATATTACGTGCTGCAAAATCGCCATTTGAATCGCGTTTTACTAATGTGCCGATTGTATTGGAATTAGTAGCAGCGTCAACCATATCGGTATAGCGCTTACCACCAACGATAATGTGGTTAACTGCATTACCAGCAGTTTCGAGTCCAAGACCAATATAAAGTCTATCTCCACCATTCGACCCGTTGTCTGTTAAGCCTGAGTAGGCTAACTCACCCGCACCTAATACCCCAGGATTGCCTGACGTTTCACTGCGTTTTATTCTTACTATAGAAGCCATATTTTTTCCTTTTAAAACTGACCAGATTCAATGATTTGTTGATCTAGTAGCTTGGTGGCAGTCCACTGCTGTGTTGAGGCATTGTACACTAGTGTGCTGCCACTCTCTAGGTTTGTGGTATCAATGTCCACTGAATTTGAAATAGAACTGGTCGAGGCTGGAGGCATCATACCCGTAACAATAACCGTGGCCTGTTTATCATCAATGACCAGGTTATGTGTTTGTGTAGTTTGTACAACCGCGCTGTTATTTGACTCGGTTACAACTACATCAGTCATCGGGTAACCTCTGGAACTAGTGTTAAGTTACCTACTAAGAACGGCACAACATTGTTGCCATTGAATAGTTCTAGTGAATAAACTGCTGTTGAAAAATCAAATAATCTGGTTACGCTGCCTAGCACAGTGATTGTAATAGTTTTTGTTGTGTTGTCTAAGATAATTTGACCAGCCTGTGAAGTTGCTTCAAAAAGTACTGTTGGACTATCCACAGTTTCACGAACTTGCATGCGTGCTGAATACTGTGATAAGTCAACTGGTTGGCCATATTCTACAACACCACCACTTGTAAACGTAGTATAGTTTAAGCTATTTACTTGGTTGATTTCAATTTTATTTGCTTGTGCAGCTTGATGTGCAGCAACAGCAGCTTGATTTGTTGCAATAGCTGACTGCCAGGTTGAGTACGCATTATTTGCAGCATTCAAAATAGGCGGAAAAGTACTAGGTATTGGAGGAGAGTATTGCTGGTTCTGCTGCATTATAAACTGGTACGCAGCTTGCGTAGTCATTGTAGCCCAAGGTCTTACTGTAGGTGCTACTGTTTGAGCATCTTGATTTCGTGCATCTTGCCATGTATATAAGGCACCCAAGTAAGCGTCTTCTAAAACTTCTTCATCAATTAGTGTTGGTGCTGTGGCTGTTACTGGTGTTGATACATGATAAGCATCTTCTCCAACGGTATTGATTTCTTTCATACCACCTGCACCAACTACACGAAATCTCCAACCAACAGGCATATTGTGTGCTGTTGTGGTAGTTATAACGCAAGGGGCCGATTTTGCGATAGTTTGAATTGGTACGTAAACTTTTGTTTGCGATTCCCAACGGTAAACTTCTTGAAATGTGCTGCCTTGGTATACCTTATAATTAATTTTTGCTGGTTGCATACACTCTGCCTTTCTGTGGTGCTGACTGCTTTAAATTACTTACCTCTTGAGTAAGAGCAGATATTTCAGTGCGCAGATGCTGATTCTCTACAGTTAATTTTTGTAGTTCGCCATTTAAAGCAATTATTTCTGAATGCAACCTGCCTAGCTCTACGCTAAGCTTAGTATTCTGCTCGCTCATGCGCTCCAATTCAGTGTGCATAAGGCTGATAATACTAGTTTCTGCTTCTGTACTTTGCCAATTTTTTAAGATTTTTTGCGCTCCTACCAGAACAGCTGTTATTGCGATTGCAACTAAACTAACGGCCTGTAAGATTTGCTCAAAATTAGAATCCAACATATGTGAGTTCTCCTATTTATTACGGACTATAATCTTTATAGCCACTTAGTTTATTTAACTAGTTGTAAACCAGTGAGAATCCTTATTAACGTAAAATAGGAGACTACGGACAATTTGATATATTATAGCATATAGGGTCCAAATTGTCAATGCAAAAAAATACCCTGCCCATTTGCATGAGCAGGGTATTTTTCAAATTACCAGCCTGTTAATTCCATTGAGTGTGCGTAGTAGCCAAATAGCTGATATTGAATACTACTATTTGATCTTTTGCCGTATATCATCGAGTCTTGCTCCATTTTAGCGTAATCGCTGCTGGGAAATAAGCTAACAAATATATTTTTGTGAACTCCAGTACTACGGATAATTTTTAATAAATCTGATTTGTCATTGTCTGGTAATAAGCTAAAGTCGAAATTAAACTTGTCAAAAGCAAAGCTTCTGTCTACAGCTAAATCACCGCTGTCTCGTCTGGTAACTTGCGAATTATCTACAAAATCAAATTGAGCTCCGTTTTGTATATTAAATGTAGGCGACCAA